AGGTACCATAAACGATTTCAGAAGTAGTTTTAAGATTGATGTTGCTAGACCATCTAGGTTTGATGTGTCTATTCCTGTTCCTCTTGCTTTGGCAGGACAAATCACTACGGCTCGTAATTTAACATTCCGTTGCGAATCTACTGCTTTACCGGGTAGAACACTTGAAACAACACAAAAGAAATTAGGTTCTGCACCAGTTGAATATTTTCCATATCATTCAAATTATCAACAAGCAACAATGACTTTTATTGTTTCTGATGATATGAGTGAGAAGTTATTCTTTGATTCGTGGATGGAATTAATTAATCCAACCACAACTTATAACTTTGAGTACAAAGCAAATTATACAACAGATATTACAATTACTCAATACAATTTAGAAAATCAACCAACATATTCTAGTGTTTTGCAAGAAGCATTTCCAATTGATGTAAACCAGTTGGACATGGATTGGTCAACCGATTCATATCATAAACTGGCTGTTGTATTTGTTTATAAACAATGGCAGAATAATTCTGTTGCTGGTTTAGTAAATAACCTGAAAACTGATTTAATAACAGGAATAATTAGTTCATTCTGATTTGATATAGGAGATATAAAATGGCTTTGCCAAAAATTGATGTGCCGGTATACGAGATTGATTTACCACTTTCTAACAAACATATTCGTTTTAGACCATTCTTAGTTAAAGAACAGAAGAATCTAATGATGGCTATGGAAGCAGGCGATAAAGAGACCATTGAGAGAAATGTTCGCCAAGTACTAAACAACTGTACCGTTACAGAAGGTATCAACATTGATACATTACCTGTGATTGATGTTGAATACTACTTCTTACAGTTGCGTGCTCGTTCAGTCGGTGAGATTGTAGAGAATGAATATGTCTGTAACAATGAAGTTAATGGTGCCGTTTGTGGTGGTAAAATGAAAGGTACATTAAACCTCTTAGAGATTAAAGTAGATGTCGACCCAAACAAAAAAGATATTATCAACTTAGATGGTAGAATTACCATGAAGTTAAAATATCCAGAATTTTCTTTGGTTGAGAAACTAAGCAAAAAAGAATCTGCTGTTGATATTATTTTTGAAGTTATTGCTGAGAGTGTTGAATACATTCACGATGGTGAACAATACTATTATGCACACGAAACACCAAAGGCAGAATTGTTACAGTTTATTGAATCATTAAACCAAGAACAGTTTACCAAGTTGGAAGAATTTTTCAATACTCTGCCAACAATGAATAGAAAATTAGAAATCAAATGCGGTAAATGTGGATTCGACCATTCAATCGAAATGGAAGGTCTTGAAAGTTTTTTCGGGTAATATTTTGTCATGACAATTTGAGAAATTATTATAAAACTAATTTCTCTTTGATGCAACACCATAAGTATTCTCTCACGGAACTTGAAAATATGTTACCGTGGGAACGAGATATCTATGTCGCCATGCTAGTGCAGTATATTGAAGAAGAAAATGAAAAGATTAAACAACAAAACGCTTCAATGAAAAGGTAGTAAATGGCAAGACCGGATACCGAGTATCAAATAACACCTAAAGGCGAAGAACTAGCCGGTCGCCTTGCTGAAACTCGTGGTATCAAAAACATGATGGGCAATCCAATCATGTCCGGTGTCAAATCCAATCCAAAAAGAGTTCAATCTCAATCACCAGAAACACCAAATACAAAAGAAAAAAGAATTAAAAATATTCCTAATAAGGAACCTAATTTTTCTAATGTTGCACCTGGTAATCCAAGACCATTAAAAGTAAATGATTCTTCAGCCGATATTCTTGGTAAAATGTACAACTTTATGATAAAGAAGGCGGACATAGAGAAGAAAGAATTTAAACAAGAAAGAAAATTCAAAAAAGAACAGGTTCAGGTCAAAGAAGATAGAACACAAGAACTTATTGGTTTGTTTAAAGTTAAAAAATCCAGAAAAGTAAAAGAAGAAAAAAACAAAAAAGAAATTCCTAAAAAAGAAGAAACTAAAACTGAAGGTAAAAAACCTGCAAAGACCACAAAACCTTCAGAAGCTCCAACAAAAACTGAAACTCCTTCTACATCAAGAACTAGAAATATAGAAACAAAGCCTACGGCCGAAAAAGTTTCTACCGCTCCAAAGACTTCACCAATATCAAATGTATTACCAAAAGTTACAACAACTACAGCAGCTGTTGGTGCTGTGGCTGTAGCTGGCGCCACAATTTCTGATGTTGTTGAAGCTGGTCCTGGTTATAATGTTGTAAAAAAACCTGACGGTTCAATTGAAAAGCGTGTAGGTGCACGAAATTGGAGAAATAATAATCCAGGAAATATTGATTATGGTGCCTTTGCCAAAGAAAATGGCGCAATTGGTTCTGATGGAAGATTTGCTATTTTTCCTTCATATGAAGTTGGCAGAAAAGCAAAAGAAAAATTAATTTTTGAAGGTAAAAATTATAAAGATTTAGATTTGAAATCAGCTATTGCAAGATATGCTCCTCCATCAGAAAACGATACTAAAGCTTATCAAGCAAGAGTTCTTGCTGCGGTTGGCGGTGAAAATAAAAAAATGTCTTCCTATTCTTCATCTGATAGAATTAAAATTATGGACGCAATGGAAAAACAGGAAGGATTTAAAGTTGGTCAAATACAAGAAATTACTAAAGGAACTGGTTCAAGAATGGCTTCAAATGAACCAACACCGACAACAGGACCTACTGTTGCAACAGCTGTAAAAATCACAGAAATACCAAAAAAAGAAGAAAAAATTGCAACAATTAATGAAAATACTCCAATATCAATGTTAAATAACCAAACCAATATTATTAATGGTGGTACAACTTTCGCTTCAAATGAAGATAGAAAAGAATATGCATCATTATTAGAAAAACAATTTTACGGTTAAAAATGGACTATCAAAAAGCACGTTCAATTAGAAAAAGTTCTCTATTATCATTAATAGCAGAAAGAAAATTTGAAGAAGGCCAAGGCATTGGTGCTTCTATTGGTGGTGCTATTTCCGACAAATTCAAAGCAAAAGGCATGGGAATAAAAGAAGCATTAGACCCATTAAACTTTGTAAGAAAACTTACAGGTAAAGGTGCATTTGGTGATATCGCTGTAACCGGCTTAGGTCGTTTGTTTGGTAGAAAAGACCGAGACATTCAAGCTTTTGGTGGATACGGCAGAAAGAAGATGAGAAACAAGAGGGATCCTAATTTCACTACAATTGGTCCTGGTCCTGTAAAACGATTGAGAGTAAAAGATTCAACAGCAGACATTCTTGCCAAGATGTATAACTTTATGTTAAAAAAGAGTGAAATTGACAACAGAAATGCTGAGATAGAAAAATCATTTAGACAAGAACAACTTGATGAAGATGAAGACCGCCACCAAGATTTGGTTAAAGCAATTAAAGCATTTACTTCTGGTTCAGTAACAGGAGAGCCAGAGAAAAAGGAATCTTTTTTTGATAAGATTCTGAAAATGTTTGCCGATTTTAAAAATACAATAATGGATCTTATTGCACCTGTCTTAGATTTTTTGAAATCTGCTGGATTTAGTATTCTAAAAAATGCTTTGCGTGCTGGTGGTTGGTTAATTGAATTTTTAGGTGCCTCCAGTCTAGCAACTGCTGCGGCTATATTGGCACCAGCAATTATTGCTGCCATCGGTTCTTTCAAGTTAATGGAACAATCAACTAATGCCGCAAATGAAGGCAATATTGAAAAACTAAAACAATCCGTACGAGCAGAATTATCTACCGCAGGTAATGGCCAAGTTGATGAGGATCAGGTCAACACAATGGTTGAAAGTTATCTGAAGATTCAGGCAGATAAGGGAATACCTGGTGCACAAAAAGCATATGAAGATTTTAAGAAGGATAAGAATTCAGTAGGCACAGGAGACAATTCTTTTGATGGTCTCAAAATGCAGTACCTCAAAGAAAAATATGGTGTTACTGTTGGTGTCAAGGCAACTCCACAACAAATGGAAGAAGCCAAGAAGTATGCAAAAGAAAATGCCGGTAAGCCTGCCGCTGAAATTAAACCTGTTAGTCCATCATCTGAAACAAAACCAGCACCAACTGCTCCCGCAGCAGTTAAGTCTGAAACTAAAACAGAAACACCGATGCCTGCTCAGGCTAAAACAGAAACACCACCTGCATTACCACCAACTCAACCTGTTGTACAAGATATACCAAGACAAGAACCAACTACCACAACTACACAACAAAATTCTCCACAGGTTGCCGTGAATAGTTCTGTTAATAACATTGGTGGTAAACCTGCTAAACTCCAAAACACCGCATTGGCTAAACAACGTAACTCGGATTTAACTCGTTATCTAAATTCGATTGCTGTTGTAGTTTAACCAATAAAAAACCCCGCCGTAGCGGGGCAAACCATCCAAGGAAAGGAGTTTTGGTTTAATCTTCTTCAGCCAACTTACTGAAATAACTTAAATCATCATCTTCATCTAAAGAAGGTTCAATTTGAGTATCAACAGCTCTAGCTTTTGCACTATACTCTGGATTAGATTTAATCTGTTCCACAGTAGTCTTAGGTGCAACTACTTCACCATTCAAACCAAGAACTTTATCAAGACGCTTCTTCAACTCATCATACGATTTGAATTCAGAACCTGCACTCAGTTCACTTAATGCGAACTCAGACTTCCAGATTTTTTCCAACTCGTCATCATCATCTAATAGAGCAGATGGAGAATCAAACTCAGACTTATCATAATTCTGATAGCCTTCTACTTTACGAATCTTTAACTTGAAGTTAGCACCTTTCCACATATCAAATGGATTGATTGGCTGTTCATCTTCAAATTGGGGATTCATTGCTTCGGTAATCTTATCAAAGATTTTCTTACCAAAACGGAACAACTTCACTTTGCCTTCGTTTTCTGGATGCTTAGGATCAGCAACGATATACACATTGGCAACATAATTTAACTTACGCTTCTGTTTGCGAACAACATCTTTATTCGCTTCAATGCCAGAATTCCATAGAGCAGAATTATGCTCACAGATAGGACATTGTTGATTCTTTGTGGTCAAGCAATTATCAATCAGCCAACCGCCAGGACCTTGAAAGCCATGACTAAAGATTTTAACCCAAGGCAGACCATCTTCACCATCTTTTTCAGATGCGGGAAGAAAACGAATAGTGGCCATGCCATTACCTGCTTTGTCTACTTCTGGTTTCCAATAGTTATCAGATTTCTCTGAACCTTCGGATGATTGGGAGAGTGCCTCAACTGCTTTGGTTAGTTTGTCGAGGTTGCCAGATTGGCGTTTGAGATTAGCGAAACTCATAGTATTACCTTCTTTCTTATTAAACGGAGTATAAACGGAATATTTTCAAAAACTTCTCATAATCAACTGCTAGTATATCATTATATTTATCCATTGTCAAACATATAAACGCAAGATTGCCAGAGTTGTTGGCCAATCTTTATGAAGAATACCGATACCACCGGCCTTTCTCCAATCTTCAATAACAGATTCGGTATCATCAATGATAATCTTATCTGGTGCTGCATATTTGTACTTGTGTTTTTTACCTGGTACAAAATTTGGAGTGAATGTAATACCGTGTGTCTGCAACCAAATCATTTTCTGTTTAGAAATGTCATCGTATCTTGCTTCATTTGCAGTAGAAGAAAGCATTTGTGTTGGCACATTTAACTTACGCAAAAATGTAACACCATCCATAGCACCTGGCATTAAATCTAATGTAGCAAATTGGTTTGTAGCAATAAACTCATTAAAGAAACTATCAAACTTCTTACTCTTTTCTGCTTCTTTTGGTTCCATACGATAGAGTTCTTTGTATCGTTTTACAAAGTCAGCAATAACTCCATCCATGTCCAAGTATATACAACTAATTTTAGGCTTGTTCATGTATCTTCTTCTTTAAAATATGTAAAAATTTATTCTTATCGTATTGTACGAATGGCCTATACTTTTCAATCTTTCTCAACCAATTAGGCCACACAATATCATCATAAATTTCTTTATTCCACATTGGAATAAATTTCATAATATCATCTAAAATAATGACTGTCTCAATTGAAATACTACCACTCATC